TGAAGTCTAATACCCATTTGTAATTTTTCAAACCATTCCTGATGAACCTTTTCTTTTTCTTCTTTATATGTTTTCATTGAAATTCCATATTTATTTTCAAATGCTTTATCATCTAATTCAATTTCTTCTTCCTCATCCACAATAACAGCCAATGCTCTTGCAGCATCTTCATCCTCAGGGTCTAACGAAATTAACTGATAAAATTTTTGTGATTCAGGAGTATTTTTTACTATATCATTTAATAATACATTATCATCATATGTTAATTTCTTTATATTTTCCATTCTTCTTTGATTTAGTACCACTGTTTTTGTTAAATCAGTAATTTTAATTACTTTAAAAGATTGGTCAAAGGTTGTTTCACCTTTTTGTCTTAATGTGTTTATTTCTATCTTAGCATTAGCGACTAGATTTCTTAATTGTCTATATTGTTCAATATCATCTTTATCAATTTGAGTACTAGTAGGATTATACAATTCCTTCCTTTCAAATGTAGCGATAGGTTTCTCTTCTACATGACCAGTTTTTTCATTAACTGTTGTAGTAGTAGTTTTAGTAAATTTTTCTGGCTGTTTAAGAAGTGTACCAATAGATGTATTTAATAATTCATCTAATACCTTTTTATTAATTTTATCAAATTCTACTATATCGAATTCAAAATCCGGATGAGGGTCTTCTTTAGTAGGCCACTGTCTTCTTTTCCCCATCCATGTGATTAAACCTTTTTTAACTCTCAATTGGAAAACTTCTTCTGCTCCCTGAGAAGGTATTAAAAATTGATAGAAAACACTTCTGGCTAACGCCTCATCCCATTCTGTTCCTTCCTCAATTTCTTCTATTTGAGGAAAATCACCAACTCGTGTTGCCATATTTCACACCCCCTAAGAGTGCAAAACAAAACATTCTAAATTAGTCCATGATTCTGCTTCGACTCTTAAACCAATCTTACACATAATACCGTTAGTAAAAATAAAAGATTTTGTTGTAGTGCCATCTTTAAGAGCCGGTCCTGCTGCTGCTGTATATAATACATCTGTTCTAAAAATTAAATTTGTAGTACCGGAACCTGTATCATCTGAATATACTCTAATTTCACCTGCTGCATTTGCACCAGCATCTAACACACTAATAAGAATTCCATTAAATGTACATGGATTATTTCTATTAGAAAAACTAGAATCTAATCTACTTATAATATTAGTATCTGCTGCTATCCTTTCACTTTGTACTCGACCCATTGGTTAAACACCTCTATAATTAAAGTGAGGATAGCCACCACATATAAATGTAGCGACTATTCCCCATGTTTAATTTTACTCTTCCTCAGTAATATCTACTGACTGTAATGATGATAGAAGTACCGATTTAGAATCTAATTTTCTATAACTAATACCCAATTCATCACACATAGCCTGTAATTCTTTCTTCGATAGACTTTCTAAATCTGTGTCATCGGATGTTTCTTCAACAACCTCTACTTCTTCAACAACAGGTTCTGCACCTTCTACTTCCCAATTGGGAGCATTTCTTACTTTCTTTAATACGCTTTCGTTAACTTCATACCAGCCCCGACTAGTATGATATTCCCTTCCGAATATTCTACAAAACCCACCTAAATATCTTACTCTAACCATGTTTAATCACCTTAAAGATTACCTGTAACTTTCAATGTTAGTGGAGGTAAAGCACCTGTTGGCATAGAAGCCAATAAAGCACCTGCTGAACCTGTAACCATACAAACAACATGAAAGTAACTTCCGTCTGCTGCAATAGTATTAATTAACCAATTCTCTTCACTACTTGATTGTCCTACTAACTCTACACTTAATACTGAACTTAGCCCAAATGAAGAAGCAAGAATCTTTTCACCTGCATGAGTAATGGTTTCATTACCACCACCTACTCCTGCGCCGGTTGCATTTAGTGTTGCATCAACTCCCATAACAGTAGCAGTTAAAGTGGTTACTCTATCTACATTATCATTGTTATCTGCATGAGAACCTAACACACACACCATATCACCTACTTGAAATCCATCAGTAGTAAAATCGCCAGCAGCCCTTGTATAAATATCTGGGCCTGTTGTTGATGTAATTGTTTGTGAAGCAGCAGTAGCAGTAGTGCCTGTTCTATAAGAACTAATTGTAACTTGTCCAGTAACTGAATATTGATGTCCTACAACATAAGGTTTATCCGACCCCAAATGGTCTGTTTTTAAACTAACTGTATTTGTCATTTTAAAACACCTCACTGGAGGTTGGTAATTTTACCTTGTCCCTTAATGAAAGTACACACCATTTCTCCAATTGTTCTGTATAGTCCACGGTTCCCTAACTTGCCAACACCGAATGGGTCACCAGAATCAATTCCACCTTCAAAGTATTCTGTAGGCTTAAGCGTAGCAAAGTGTAGATGGTCAGTATCTAAGATAAATATATCACTAATACCTGAACCTGCACCTGTGCTTCCCATTTCTTTACAGGGGATAATTGGAATATCATGGTATGTTGCTACCTTGAATCCAACTTCTCTTCCCTTAACACCTTTAATACCATTGTGGGTAGGCATAACTTCTGTCCTTCCCATGTATCGCTCTTGTGCTTGTAGTAATTCTCCCAATGTTTGAATAGTGTCATATCCAGTTAGAATAACCTTTGGGCTTGCACCACGAACCTGCAACTCTCTAAGAGCAGTATTCAATACATTCAATGTTAGGTTTCTGCGAGCAGCGTATGATGTTCCATAATTTACATATGAATCCATCCATTCTGTTCCTGTTAATGCTCTTGCTTTACCGAATAGATGGTCATATAGACCAAGATAACCGGCGGCATCCCAATCACCAACAAGCATACTTGCTCCTGTGGTTGTGTCCATAGCCTCTAATTCTGTTGCACTTGCTACAATTTTGTATAGGGAAGTAATGTTATTTTGTACTCCTGCTAATGGTGCTGGTCCAGCAGCATCCATTGATTCAAGAGGCATTAACAACATATGGTTAATTGCTTCTGCGTGGGTAACTCCAACCTCTTCTCTGTATGCAGCCATAATGTCTCCAATTCCATCATCAATCTTTGCCATTGCAGCAGCCAATTCTGAAATTTCGAATTGATGAGCAATAGTTTTTGGACTGACATATAGTGTTTCATACAATGGTGCAATTGGGCTTAATGCTGCGGCAACAGCAGTTGTAAATGCAGCGTTTTCACTAACACCACCAATTAATCCTTCTGTTTGTCCTGTTTCTCCTGTTCCACTACCAGTAGACCATGTATCACCAGTTCCACCCAATGCTCTTTCTACCAAGACACGCCATCCACTTGAAGCCCAAGGTTTCTTAGGCATCATAGCAAAAGCATTAATTTCACGATTTAGCATAGACCATACTTTCTGACCATAAATCAGATTGTATAGATTTGCATTTTGTCCGGTTGCTGGATTTGCACCACCAACACCTGTTATTAAGCCGTGACCACCATGAATACCGGAAGTAATTCCAGCACTTTTCATAATTCCATATCCGCTAAAATCACCATATGTGGCTCGCTCTAAGTCTTCAATTGTTCTTATTTGATTTAATCCTGTCATTTTATTCACCTTCTATTAAAATCTTTGAATTTGAATTCAAAGGGATTTAACCTCCCTTACTAATTCATTTACCTCTTCCCATGATAACTCGTGAAGATTATTCATCTTCAATAGTATATCTTCGGATAGAGAGGGAGCAGTATTAACTGATTCAACCTGCTTTGTGATTATATCATTATTACTCTCAAGAGACTTGCGTAATTCTGAAAATTCATTCTTTAGAGCATCTACTTCAGCACTTGCATCATACTTTGACTTTGCTACTTTATCAGCCTCAACAATCAATTCTGATTTATATCGAGTCTCGAATTGCTCCTTGATAACATCATATGCTCTCTCTTCTTCCTTTTCAGCCTTAAATTGCTCATAGGCTTTAGCAAGGTTTTCCTCGCTTAGGTCAAGAGTTGAAACTTCATCGCTCTTTCGAGCAATAAAATCGCTGAACTCGGAATCATATCTTCCGACTAATGCACCATCAATTCTATTCTGTCCTGTTGGGTTATGTCCATATACTACTGATTCAGCCTTTGCCTCTTCATCCGTAGCCATCATTTCTTCAGAATCAACATCTTCAACAGGTGCTTCGACAGGTGCTTCATCTTCATATCCCATCTTTTCTGCTTCTGCATCATCTTCATCTTCTTTAACAACCATATTGTCATTCACTTGATTTCTCAATTGATTAACAATGTCGTTAAACTCTTCTAACGCTTTATTTATTTCGTTTGTCATTTTATCACCTTTATTTTTATTTTCTTTTACAATTTCAAA